TTGCACTAAACGTAAACAGAACCTTGTTAGAACTTGAACTGGGTGTAATAGTAACGCTATGACCTGTATCCTGATAAGAGCCGCCTCCAGAAGTTGGGCCAAAAAAAGTTGTAGACACATCTTGCACAACTTGCACCAGAGACCCAGTAGGCAAGCTACCAATTTTAGCCGCAGTCACAGCATCATCAGCAATTTTTGCTGTGGTTACATTTGCGTCTGCAATTTTTGCTGTAGTTACATTTGCGTCTACCAGCTTCGCAGTTGTAATAGAGAGGTCTTGTGGTTCTAGCCGTGTTGTCACCTCTGCCAACCCGCGATAGATAACGTACACATTTCCTGTGCCAGACGGCGGTGCTTCATCAAACGTCAGAGTAGTTCCTATGGCTATGTATGATTTACCAGAGCCGGGTTCCTGTTGCACGTTGTCAACAAATACCTCTAACTCCTCACTACTATTTACAGCGCGATTAAGTGTAAACGAGGTTGCCGAACCTGTGCCGTTGAAGGATTGACTAGTTGTCTTTGTCAGTGTTTTGTTTGGTTGTGCGCCGATGTATGCCATTATCCAGCAATCTCCAAAACACTTAAATAACACTCACCATCAGAACCTTGACCAGTACTGCTGGCATAGTTTCTGTTAACGTAACCATTATAACCGCTACTTCCATTTGCCATTTGAACTTTAAATTGTATTGCAGAGGATGTGTTAGGCGACCACAATCTTTGGGCAAAGTACTGACGACTTTCCTGTTGTGCATTAGTTGCGTCTGAACCAAAGTCAACCAACCAAACCACAGACCCGCTTCCAGCAATCAAAGTGGAGTTTCCGTACACCCCAAAATAAGCACCCCCTGCCGCCCAGTGATATGTGCCATAATGAACAGAAGCAGTAACAAGAAATTTACTGCTTGCAGACACAGGTGTCATTGTAATTGCAAGACCTGTTACATCTGCAAAAGAGGTAGAGGTAAAAGTTTGATGGTCTGTTTTACGGACGTACTCTGCGGCAATAACAGAACCAGCGGGCATGGAAGCAGAAGTGATTGCACCGCTTGCTAACTGACTCGAACCTACGGAACTAGCGGGTAAAGAGGCTATTTGATTTGCACCTATTGTACTTAATGCCATCAGGTAATCTCCAATACAGAAGCGATTGCATCACAACAATTTGCCTGAGAACCTTTAACCTTTAAAATGTCTGTAGCGTTCATTACAATCTTTTGGTCACCGCCAACAGCCACCAAACTACTACCCACTGGAACTATAGCGTCCTTTACAATATGTGTAGGGTCGTTACCTCCGCCGTCATAAAGTTCAACGCTGACCGTAATGGAAACTGAAAGAATGTTCGCTACATTCAAACCAATAATAGTTGTCTGTGTGTTAGAGGGACAGGTGTAAAGAGTCACACTAGTATCGTCTATATCTCTTTGTGTGAATGTTTTAAATTCGTTAGCCATTTTTCTATCCCAATGCTATTGCGAATGCCAACGCATTCGGGTCTTGTTCTGTAAAGCCCTGAACTACATCACTCGCATCCTTAAACACCATCTTCTCTGCTGGCAACGTACAGAAAATGGTGCGTGTGCCTGATGTCCAGTTTACAGGGTTATCCGAATTACTTGACTGAAGTACATTCGTCCGCGCCAAGGTTGTGCCTGAAGCGGTGTACGTTCCTACACCAGTCTCAAAGTCTGTGCCATCTGTACAAGTGTAATAGGTAGTGTTGCCATTACCTATTTCTCCAAATGTTTCAAAGCCCGTTACTGCACCAGCGAGGGTATATGTTCCAGTGCCAGTGGTGGTGCTTGTTTCTTTAATTCGGTCCTTGATGACCAGTGTCATTACTTCAACTCGATAGTAAGGTTTGTCGCGTTGATGCGGAAAATGTCACCCGACTGGATTGTTTTTGCTGTGTTAAGCGCACCGACAAACAACACGTTACCATTAGAGCCAAATGTTACAGGGGCATCTGTTTGGTGAGTCGCGATAAATGCGTGTGTTACAGTGTAGTTTGCTTGTCCACCTGAAGCGTCAAACTCAATGTTCCCGGCGTTAGTAATGTTCTGAGTGTCGGCACTAATTGCCTGTGGAGTCCATCCTGCGGCGTTTACCTGCTTGCGTTGATAGTTAGAATCCTGAGTGGATGTATTCACTTCAGTAATAACGGCGTTGCCAGTTTCACCAGTAGTGTCATTGAAGTTAGATACTGCGGTAGCTAGGCCAACATAAATGTTGTCGCCCGGTGTAGCGAATGAACTGGAGTTGTTCTTGAATATAAAATCCAGAACTTTGTACTCCAGAAAGGAAGTTGCGGCGTTTGCTGTTGCCATTTTATTAACCCTCGTTTCTCATGTAAAAATTATCGACTGAGTTTCGTTGTTGCTGTTCTTCGGTAATCCGTTGAACAGCGGCTTGGTACATAGATAAGTACCCTTGTTGCAATCCTGCGTTTCTATTAAACATTGACGCCTCAAGGAGACTTCCATACAGGAGTGCGTCACTCGCATTGTCGGTCAACCAATTAGTCAGATTGCTTGAAGACAGTGCGGGTAAACGGCGGCGGTAACTAATCTCTACTGGAATGTTACTGCTGGGAGTCGGTGCTACATATATAGTAGCATCATCAAAGTATGCGTAATACTCTGGTATTCCTGTTACTGACCTGTCAGGCCAAAACTCTGTCATAAACTCGTCAGAACGCAAAAGAAGGTTTACATGTGAACCAGTATTTCCAGATGTGTACCCAACCTTTGTCTGTAAGTTTTCAAGAGTTACCATATCTGTGGGCATAGTGAGATACGGGTCGTTCTGAGAAAACGCAGATAATTGTCTGCGCCGAAAGGCTGGTATCTTTAAGTCCCTAGACAGGCGTAGTTCGGTAAGGTCGATGAAGGTATCAATAGAGTTTGCAAACTCCGTGCCATCGTCTTCCATAAAGTCCTTAATGTTTTGTACAAGAGATGTATAATTCATACGGTGTTAACCCTATATCCCATCAATGAATGATTTGTGCAGTATGTGTAAAGTGTAGGCGCATTGGCGGCTACTAAGATTCTTACATACGCACCAGCGGAACCCGGTGTTCCCACAACGGTAACGCCAGTTGTGTATTCGGAACCACCTGAATGCGAACCACCCGCTGTTGTTGAAAATCTTAGAGGGTGACCAGAGTTCGATGAATCTGACTGGTCAAATATGTATGCCTCTCCCTCATTTATATCTACACCGCTAACACCAACAGTTTGTTGATTGTGACGGAACGCATTACCGCTACCAGTGTTTGTCACCGTTACTATTACTAGGTTCTCTGTGGTGCCGGGTGGGGTGTGTGCTACCCAACCCATGTTTGCATGATTAGTGCAATAGTAATATAAAGTTGGCGCACTCGAAGCCACCGCTATCTGTGTATAAGCACCAGCATTACCCGGAGTTCCAACAACCGTTACGCCAGTTGTATACTCTGACCCACCGTTATGAGTTCCATTTGGTGTTGTACTAAATCTAAGTGGGTGACCAGCATTACTACTGTCCGACTGGTCAAATATGTATGTGCTTCCCTCGTTAAGAGTGAGGGTTGGTGCAGGGCCACTGATACCAGCAAAGAAGTATCTATTGCCAGTGCCATATCCTGTAAAACCTGACTGAACAAAGACATTGTATGTGGTTGCTGAAGATACAACAGCACCTGCGGTTGTCTGAACAAATGCAGAACTAAAGTTGGCAGAAGGCGTAGTTATTGATGTGCTACCAGCCGTAGTCATATTGAAGCTAGTAGATATGTTAATCCCACTAAGAGAGAATCTGTTTTCTCCAGCGGTATGCGGATACAGAGTTTGAAAGGCTATGATGTTACTTGCTGGCTCAACTCTGTCGGGCCTTGGGTGACGCAATGCTTGCGGGTCAACAATTCTTTGTCTGCCCAACTGTAGCTGTGGATGGTCTTTGTCCAAGCACGGTGGGCAAACCCTAAGTCCATTAGGTCTTTTGTTTTCTATCTGTTCCTTTAAATCTTGATATGGATACTGTTGTCCACAGCGGTCACATAAAGCAACAGATTTCTTACCCGAAGCATATCTAGCCATTACTACTTCTTAGTCTTGCCGCCGTACATCATTTTCTTTGCGGGTTTTTTCTTAGCCTTCTTCTTGGCAATAGCTATTGCGGCCTGTTGCTTCTTAGTCTTAGACACCTTCTTAGCGGCCTTCTTTGTGGGTCCACCCTTCTTCATTTTGCCCACGCCATCAACGGTAAAGGCTGGAACTTTCTTTCCATCCTTCATTACCATTGGCATCTTGGTGCTACCGCCAGCTTTCATACCCATGATTTTGCCGCCACGCTTCATGCCCTTAGACATCATTGTCTTGCCACCGCGCTTCATTCCCTTGGACATCATTGTCTTGCCACCGCGCATCATGCCCTTAGGCTTCTTCTTCATCTTCTTCATCATCTGTCTCCGCATAAAGGTTGTTGAAAACCCGTGAAGTATCATTCACATAGTTAGGGTCTTGTTTAGAGTGATGGACCCACTGGCTTGGCCTGAAGTCCGGCGGTCCTTCTCCTGTAGCAAACCACGCTGGATTTGTTACTCGAACCCGATTGTTTGGCAGGGCTACAATATTCCCTGTCCACGGTCCCGCATCCATCAACTCAAGCACATGACTTTGCTTGTGTTGGGCGGGGTCGTCCGCTACCTCTGTGTCTGTATAGTCGATAGTAAAGTAATACTTTGCAGGGAAAAAATTCCCATCTATCTTTGCTTGCCAAGGACATGGTGTGGCCCTGTTAAGAACAAACACAGAATGATGATGTGACTGACAGTCCCACGGTTGGGCTAACTCAGTCGGCATTGGTTCAGGCCACTCTTCAAATGGCGTATCACCTACGAGGGCAGTGAGAGGCATCCTTGCCCACATTGCACCACCATGCACATTTTCTTCTTCATTTTCACAACCAGTAAATAAAATTTGAAAGGTCAAGGTTCTCATTGGAAGAGTTGTCACAGCTATCGCCATGCCATGCAAAAACTCTCCATGATATCTATCAAAGTTAGTTGTGTATTCACGCCTTACCCACGTTTTAAAATATGGGATATTGCTTGTAATATAATTCATGTAATGCTTGGCACTATCCTAAAGTCTGAACGGTCCCTGTCTTCAGTAGCCGCTAAATCAAAATCCTCCTCATACATCTGTTTTAACATAGCTACCCTGTCCGCTGTGTCAGGATTTTTTAATGCTAGTTGATATGCTAAACCAGCAACTATAGCTGGAAGAAACCTTGTTGGCGCATCAAATTGCGTAATAGAACCATTCACAGTGTCGTAAATTCTTCTGATGCGGTAATATACTAGTGTATAGTTATTGTTATTTGGCACAGGCCAAACAGTAATTTTCGGTGCGGATACCAATCTTTCAACGTATATTTTTACTGGTCTGCCATCTGAATTTTTTGATGAAAGAGAGGCATATTCACCGAGACTCATTCTAGTTATAGCTAAGTCAGACTGCGAAGAACCTGTTCCTTCTCTTATTGAATGGTCAAGGATACTTACAGTATCTGCTGGTAATGTATATGTTGCTGTTCCAGAAGTTAGGGACAATGTGCTTTCTTCTATCGTCCAAAGATTTATACCTCTGTTTGCAAAGTCCTGAGACAAAAGATTAAGGGAACGCCTTGCAGTGCGAAAATCGCTTCCTGAAAACGCACGGCCTAAACCAGCACGTTCATACGCTTCTTCTATTATTTCGTGGATATCAAGATTGAACGTAGCTGTTCCTGATGTAGCCATTCTCTAATACTTTCTATAGCATAGTCTTGTTCTTCGCGCCTTTCCTTGATGCGTTTTATCTTTGTCAACCTTCCCCGTTCGGAAACTGAGGTGCTTTTGTGTTGACGGTGTGCCTTCTTAATGCGGCGATAACACATACTCTATTTACGGAACTTCGCTGTTTTCTTTGCTATCCTTTTTGGTTGCTTGACGAACTGCTTTCCTGCTTTCGTCCCTTTTCTTTTTGCCCTTGTTGTTGCGGCATATTCCTTTGAGGAGAGAGATTTAATCGCCTTCGTAGGTAAATAGCGTTCACCCGTTGCCTTTGGACCGATTGTGCTGTTCTTACCACTCTTGGTTCTCCATTTCTGCTTTGACCACTTTGACAACTTGTTAGATGACTTCTTCTTTCCAGAGTAAGTTCCACCAGAGTCCTTGTAGTATTTTACAGCAAGTTGCATGGCCCGTGCCGAATGTTTTCCACCCATCTTTGCTTTGGCTCTTGCCTTTGCCGCCGCCCACTTTTTAGGGTCTCTTTTAGTTGCTGTGCTACCTTTTGCCATTACATCCCCTTCAATACTGAAGCAAACCAGACAAGCCAAACAATACCGAGAACACCAACACACAAGACCAGTATAATACCAATTATCTGCACCAATTCTTCCCGTTGTCTCTTGGCTAATTCAATCTGTTTTTGCCTTTCCTTCCTAGCATTGCCCTGAAACTTTATCCAATCATGCCATAGACCCGGCCTACCGCAGTATATCATGTACTGTTTCAACTCTTCTTCTTTCGACTTGAGAGTTTCTAAAGCCATAAACTCCTCAATGTCAGAAGATTGGTTTGGGTCGCGAAACAGTCCGTGCTTTTTCTTGTTTCCTTTTCTCTGGAGAGTGTCCTTTGCGTTAACGAAATCACTTATCGCTTTACCCGCTTTTAGCAAATCTCCAGAATTGGCAACGGTTTGCTTGATAACCGCGAAGGCCGCGTTAGCCGCCATCAATTCTGGTAACACTCTTCCCCCCTATATGTTTTAGCTTACAGTAAAATTACCGCCCTTTGTTGCCGCGCCCATGCCTCTACATGGTCCGCCATGTTTCATTTTCTTTACCTTACCACCGTACATCATGCCGGGTGTGCGTTCACGATTCATAGGGTTCTTAGGGTCAGCATCATGAAAATATCCATTCTTCTTTTTGAACTCAGCAAATGCTTGCGCCTTAGACTTGGGTGGTTGTGGGGTTCTACTCTTTTTTGGATTAACTTGTTCTTTCATGTTTGCACGACTCATCGTCATTTTATCCATCCTACAAATAAATGTGCGAGGGAGCCAACGACTCCCCCAATAGCAACCATAAGCCAGAAGGCACCCTTCCAGCGGTTGGCTTGCGCTTTCAGGTCCGACACCTCTTTATGAACGTGACGAACCTCATCCGATAATGTTTTAATGCGTTCCTCTAGCCTAGCTAGTGTTACTTCTACCGACTCCATCAGCACTTCCACCTGCGTCTTGCTTGTCGTAATCTACTGTTTGGATTTTTAGCCGCCTTTGGAAACTTTTTCATTTGACCTGCACTTCTGGCGCAGAAAGACTTACGCCGCTTGGCGTCCTTACTTCCCTTCTTAGGGTTGCCAGTTACAGCAGTTTTCAACTTAGAACCGGGGTTTGCCCTGCGATACGCCGCAACGCCCTTTTTAGTCATGCCAGCACCCTGTTTAGTCGGTCTAAAGTTTCCCGACTTAACAGAAGTTTTTATAGGCTTTTCTTTTTTTCTAGGCATGGAATAGGGTTACGGAACTTACATTGGTGACATCAACATATACGTTTGTTGAAAACCTGATTCCGTCAGATGGTATTGTGAGAGTGTTACTCTCGTCTTCCCCTGCCTCTGTGGCTGGAACAGTCAATGTAAGTAGAGTTGTTCCGCTTGCACCGCCATCCTTCAGAACTAGCGAACCAGCATTAGATGTACGGATATAATAAATTGATTTTACCCGTGCCGCGTGGTTAACGGCAACGCCGTCTGCGGTAACGGTTGTTGCGGTAATGTCCGACATTCATTCCTCCGAATAGCAAAAAAGGGGGGCGAGTTGCCTCGCCCCTCTAAGGTGTTTAAGCACCCGGTGAGCCGTAGTAGGCCAGCGGGTCTGAGTAGCCAAAGCTGTAACGCTCACGACCTTTGTAGCGGACGTTACCAGTTTCAAAGTCGCCTTCCATTGAAGTCTTCATTGGAACACGAACAAAGTGCTTAAAGCCATTCGGGATGTCTGTTCCCAAGAACCATGCATCAACGTCTGTCAAGTAATGGTTGACCATGTAGCCACCCGGAATTGAAGACATTGAACGAATTGCATTGATGTCGTTCTTAGCAAACGTACCATCGCCAGTACCACCAGCAACAGTAGAAAGTTCAGACTTCATCAAGCGTTCTGCAACGAACTGAAGGTCAGACGGAATCACCAGCTTGGTCGGACGGGCGGCAATCTTGAGGCCACGCTCGTCTGTCCATTTGCCGATGGCAATGATGCCAGCTTCCAGCGAAGTTTCGTTCAGGTCCACAGCTACTGACGGACGGTTGCCGTTAGTTCCACCGTTTACGAGTGGGTGTGAAGCGTTGAACAGAGAAACGCCGTCACCACCAACCTGACCAGTAAAGCCAGAGTTGAACAGGTCTGCGCCTTTCACTTCTTTTGTGTGCTGGAACGCACGAGCCAAGGCTTTGGTGTAACGTGCAGACAATGAGTCGTACAGGTTATCTTCAACAGCTTCTTCAGTGATGCTGAAGCCCATTGCCATTGTTTCGTGTGTGTAGCGGCTTGTGTAGGCTTCTTGTGCGTCATCATAAGTGATGGCGGCACCTTCATCCTTCACAGGAGCGGCACCAAAGCCACTCAATTTTGTTTCCTCTTCAAAGGAACGCTCTGAGTTTTCAACCTCAAAGCAAGCACGCCACTCTTCTGGGTAGCGTGCGTACTCCATGCCGAACAGTGCATTCAGACCCGGCAGGAGTTCTTTCATTAGCTGTGCGCGTGCAATAGCCATTTTACAACTCCCTTATGTTATCGCGTCTGCAAGGAACGCATGTTCGGTCTGGTTCATCATAACGATAACGTCAGTTTTGGCGTCACCGATTGTTGAACCCACGCGGTCCACGAAGTCAATTATCTTGAACAGTTCACCACCAACTGATGCTGTTGAAGCATCAAGCTGTACACCAGAATTACCTGTTACGGTAGAACCAGCTTGGGTCTGAACAAGGTCAGCAGTCATGCCGAGTTGCGTTTGTGCAATGGCATCATCTGCCTGTACTTCGTACAGTGTGAATGGATTGACAGAAACAATCGCCTTTATGTCAGAGGCGGCTATACTGCCGGGATAAAATTGCTTGTGAGTCAGTTGACCAGTGGATGGGTCTGTGTATGACACACCCAAAAACACACCAATCGGATTGACTTCAGAAGCCACAGGTTCACGGACGATAAAACCATCGTCTGTGGAGTTTGCGGTATCAGCCAAACCAACTACGTCACCGTTGAAGATTGCTGTCGCATAGCCTGATTTAATGAGATATTCTCTAGTCGAGCCAGCAAACGGCATACCCCCAAGGAGACCAATCGGCTTCAAACCGCGAGGGGCTGAAGTAGCAGACATTTAAGTCCTCCTAGTTTCAAGGGTTAACAGCCCCTAACCTCGTGTTAGGAGCCTTTTCCAAAGGACACACGACTTGTACGCTCTGGGGCGTTAATCGGCATCCGTGGGTTGGATTCCCTCATAAGCTGGTTGTCAACGGAAGTAATGGCGTCTTGTGATTGACGCTGGTAGTATTCATTGCGTTGAGCCGCCATGCTATCGGGCATCCGGCAGAGAAGCAAACCACCAACCTCTACCTTACCTTCAAAGCGGGGGTTCGGGTCAAGAACAAGATGTTCCATCTCAGGGGCTTCTTCGATTGGAACTGCTTCCCACCCCTCACGGAGTTTTTTGGAGTAGTTCATCGGGTCGTCTTGGCCCTGAGTTGATATGCGAACCCACTTAAAGGTGAAGCCATCCTTAGGGTAAGGGTCTGGCAACATATTAGGTGGTGACCAATTTTGGGGGCGTAACTCCTGTTCACGCTTCTCTACAGAACGGGGGGTACGAGATGCTTTTGCTGTTTCGGACATAAAGATGTCTCCTTATTTATCAAGCGCAACAAACTGTTTAGCGTATTCCTCTAGGGGTACACCTAAACGCTTCGCTACGGCCACCTGTGAAGGTGAGAGTCGGACTTTCTTGGAACGGCCACTTTCGTTGCCACCCGGCGTAACTATAGTGTTACGATTAGAACTTGGCGTGTCCTGTGCCTCGTCCTGAAACTTATGAGGAAACTCCTCACGCATACGCCTGTCGATGGCATTATAGTAAGCATCACTACTTACCTCTACGCCACTCTTCACAACCTCGTCATGAATAGCGTATGCGGCATTGGTCATAACAGAATCTTTGTTAAACCAAGAATTTTTACTAGCCCACTCTACCGCTCTTTGGTCTGGAGGTGGTGCAATCGGGTCTAGTTCTTTATAATTTTCTGGGGCGGCTTGTCTCTTCATAGAGTCTAGTTCGCCTACCTTGGATGTTGCCTTGAACATCCTTTCCTGCGCTTCGACTAGCCTATCAGAGTCACCCTCTTCATATGCCTTTTTGTAGTCAGCCTTTGCCTTCTCCATGTCAGCCTCTATTCGGGCTTCCATTTCTGTGACAGATGATGTTGAAAACTCTTGTGCTTTCTTACGAAGACTGTTGTTTTCGTCCATCACCTTTTGGGCGACTTTATAATACTCATCTCTTTGACGCTCTGCTTCACGTTGTTTGTGAACCAAGTCGTCTATACGTTTTTGAAACTTAGACGATTTCTTTGGTTGTTCGTCAGACTCAGCTAACCCTTGCCCAGAAACATCGTCTTGAACTTGCGCTTCAGCTTTCGGAGTTTCTTCTTCACTCTCCTCAACTTCGACTTCCAGTTCATCGTTATCCTTAATATCTTCTTCGTTCATGCTGTAGCCCTCGATACTTTGGTTGGGTCATCCACAACGGCAAGAATAGAGTCATCATTCATGACACGCATTTCAACACCGTCATACTCAAAGCGGTGACCAGCATACTTGCTGACCATCACCCAGTCTCCTTCTTGACACCACGGCCCAGAAGCAAACCTTGGGTCTGTCTCAGGATAGCAAGTATCCCCGACAGAAATAACTTTACCAACAATCGAAGCTACGTCTTCACGACTTTTAACTTCTCCGGGCAGTAGAATGCCGCCCTTTGTTTTTTCATCTACCTTTGGCATCACTATCAACAAGTGATAGCCCTTCGGAACTGGCGGGTTGTCAGGTATAACAACCGCACCCGTACTGTATACGGATGTCATTTTTACTCCTTTAGCTTTCTTAAGTTTGCGGTCAAGCTAGGCCGTCAATCCTCTTCGCTGGAGAGGTTGAGAAGGTTCAATAATTCCCTCTCTGCGATAGCCAAACCTTCTATTTGGCCTACCGTTCTTTGATATTCTTCAAAGGTTTTTGCAGAACCGAGTGCAACATTATCAGTTAACTCGTTCATGTAAGTTCTAATTATCTTGCGGCACTCGTCCGCAAAAGCATGAACGCTTGGGTCGCTCATGTACAACTCCTTGTATTTTATTTATAACACACGTTAAGTGGTCAATGTGTCAAAAAATTATCGGCTTTTCTTAACTAGGTCCGCCTGTATTTTTGCCGCCGCTATTTCACGCTGTTGCTGGAGTCTTTCTCTTTCAAGCTGTTGACGCATATTGGCTTTTTGCAATTCTACCTGTGCGTCTTGCTGTGCTTCTGTAGCCTTTTGTTGTATCTTGGCTTGTTCTATTTGTAATTCTGCTTGTTGCATCTGGACTACTGGGTCTTTTGCCGCTTGCATTTGTTTTTCCAATACAGCCTGTTGTTGCGCTTTTCCAGTTATCTCAGCCGCCGCTTGTGCCGCCTGTGCAGAAATGTTCATTTCTTCCTGCTGAGATAGACCAGCTTCCTCATTTCCAAGTTCTGGTAAGTCCTCGCCAATTAATTCCTGTGCATCGTTTCTGTACTTGTGTGCCATATGTTCAGATATATGAGAGGAGATTATAGCTTGTATTTGCTTCGCCATTGGGTTCTGTTGCAAACTTGGGTCTTGCATCAGTGACATATGTGCGGCGATATGACTGTCGTGGTCTTGATAAGAGAAAACCTTGATAGGCGCACCAGACATCGCTCTTGCATTCTCAGAAACTGGGTCAAATGCTGGAACCTCTGTTGGGTCTGGTATGATATCTGATATGTTTTCTATACCAACTGTACTAAGGAAAGCCCTGTGAAGTTTACGCAAATCATACAACTGTGGTGCCTGTGATGCGGTTTGCATAGCGGCCTGTTGTTGCATAATTCTTTGTGCAAAACTTGTGGCATTCGGGTCAGAAACAGGAATTATATCAACACGGTCATCAAAATCAGACCTTGCAATCAAAGGGTCTTCACCAACTTCATATGGGTATTCTGGCATTGACTCCTTAATGATATTTGAAAGAAGTTTAAACTCTCTACGCAAGCTGTTATGTAGTCTGGCATGAACCGCCGACATCACTTTCATAGAGCGTTCAATCAATGCTATAGTTGTTCCCACTGGTGCTTCTTGATTACCTTCACCTATATTCATATCAGCAATAGAAGCTATGCGGCGACCTTCATCAACCAGAACTCCCATAAGTTGGGCAAGTGTAGGTGAAGGCTCCTTGAACGGTAAGGGTAAGATGTTATCGCGAATTGCGCCGCCGGGCAGGTCAATATCTCTGAACTCGCCGGGTTCAATGGGGCGGTCATCTCCCTTGATACGCAGACCACGGGCCTTGAAACCAGCAGGTAAATTAGCCAGAGTGCCAGCATCAATAAGTTGACGAAGAATTGATGTTGATGATTTTGCTATAGAGCCTATTAAATGGATTAGACCAAACCCATAAAAACCCAATCCGGGCTGAAACTTATAGTGAACAAAGTGTTGGAATGGTTCGTTTAATGGGTCACCCTCTTCGTAATTACGCCGAATAGATAAAATGGTTCCTGAGGAGTGGTCGATTGTGACAACGTATGGCAAGCTGAGTCCTGTTGCTTCTCCATCTTTTGATGTGTGTTCAAATCCTGCGAGGTCGAGTTCAACGTGCATTTCGAGGAGCGTTCGGACATCTGTCTCCGAGACCTCTGTAACTCCTGTGAGTTCGTTGTATTTGGTCTGGATGTCGCTTCCTTCATCAGATGGGTCTCCTATATCTACGTCTCTGTAGAACTCATTTAACTGCATCCTGCGAACAAAGTTATCACTCTTTCGCATGACATGTGTGTATCTAGGTGAAGATTTAATATCTGTTGTTTCGTAACTAACAACAAAATCTTCTGCTGGAACAAATATACTATCTGGTCGGTTGTGCTGTTGGTCGTAGTAAACCTTTCTAAAACCAGAGCCAGCCAAAGCTGTTTTGAATAGAAGTTGTTCTGTGGAAGGTCTGTACTCTTCTATCTCTTCGGTCAGCAAGTAGTTCATGTAGTCTTGAACTCTTCTAGCCTGTTCTTCTCTTTCCTTAGTCGTGTTCCCAACAACAGTTGTTCTGACTGGTCCGTTGGGTGGGAATATTTCCATCATGGCCTGTGAAACAAATCTAATAACTGCCTCACTAAGTATAGGGTGTGACACCCCAGTGGCACCGTCAAAAGGTGTAGTCCTGTCCTCTATCTTGACCCCAAGTAGGTCAAGGCCATCAATGTAAGCCTCTTCCCATTCTGCACGGGAAGCCCGGTCTTCATCGTATGCCGCTATTAAGTCTGATGAAAGGAGAGAAAGTTCAGACTCGTCCATATGTTCGGCTAAATTGGCATTGAAACCTACCTGAGGCTCTGCTGACATTGGTGTGAAGTCTATGACTACACCACCGTCATCGTCATTTATAATAACTGCTTCTGGATTCACGACACCTATTTCTAGGGCATTATCTTGCTGAATATCATCTTCTTGCATGTTTAATCCTTAATAGTAAGGTGTACGTCTTGGGGGTTGCCAGCCCATATCTTCTTCCTCAAAGTCATTGTAAAGACTGAGAAAGCCGCCTTGTCTAAACCTCATCAACGCCAAGGTCGTGCAGTCCACAAGGTCATCATGCGCCCCTTGAGGGAACGCCGCGCATTGTTCAACCAACTCTTCAGCCCACCTAGTGCATGGGTGCCATACAATACCGTTGGCAAAGATGTCAGTGATTGAATTAACTCTCGACATTTTATCTTGACCGCGACTCGGAGTGTAATCAGTAACAGGAATACCTGATGCCCTAAGTTCCTGTATAAGCGGCAGACCAGCCGCTTTTGCTTCGATAAGATATCCATCAGGTTCATAAGCATAATAAAGTTCCAATGCGCGATTTTTTAATTCTGGAAACTCCAGCTTCTCGTTTACAGCGTCAAGCAAAATTATATTCGGTACGTTCTGACCGTCTTCATTGGGATGGTTGAACACACCCCAAGTCGTTATAGCTGAAAAGTCAGACCTTGCGTTTTTTGTATGGGCGGTATCTATTGACTGTATAATATAGTCACATACTGGTGGGTCTGGTTTTCTCCATTCCTTCCAGTACTCTCTTTTTATAAGCGCACCTTCTTCTGAGGTTGGCTTTTGCTGATACTGCGCTTCCCACTTGGATACTGGTAGTTCTGCTTTAAGAGCATCAAGTTCCTCTCTACTCCAAAAATCAGGCCAGAGAGGCTCTCCGTCTGCATATAGTGCAGGAAGTTCAATGACTTCCCATTTATCAGACCCCTTGCGTTCCTCTGATGAAGATAGTATCTGACCAGTTAAATCAAGCTGATGCCATCTAGTCATCACAATAATGATAGCACCACCCGGCTGTAGACGCTGTCTTGGGCCTGATGCGTACCATTCGTACACGCCATCAAAGTATTCAAGAGATGGACTGATACCCGCAGTCTCTGAGTGTGGGTCATCTATTATTAACAAGTCAGCACCACGACCAGTCATGGCACCACCAACACCCACAGCAAAATATTCTCCACCGCCAGACACATCCCATCTTCCAGCGGCTTTTGAATCTGCCCTTAAGGACACGCTTGGGAAAACCGACTTGAATGCATCGGTGTCGATAAGGTTACGAACCTTTCGACCAAACCTCACAGAGAAGTCTGCGGTGTGAGTTGCCGCAATAATCTTCTTGCTGGGGTCTTTACCAAGCATCCAAGCGGGAAGGAGCCAAGACGTAAGTTCTGACTTACCGTGGCGAGGAGCGATGTTGATGATGACCCGCCTCAACTCGCCGTTGGCTACCTTCTCAAATTTTTCCGCCATGATGCGATGATGCGGCCCTTCTATAAAAGAAGGCCACATCGCCCTGACGAAGCCAAGAAAGTCGTTTCTCGCACCTTCCACCTTCTTGGCATCTGCCCAGTTGGCTAATGCCTTGCTGACTGCCTCGTAGTGTTGTGGTGGAAGTTTATCTAGGTTTTCTAGTATATTGCGTGCGGACGCTTCCATACATACAAAATATCATGTACTGGTGGCTCAATGCCTATATTTGTTATGTCTATTAGAGTACCCTTTGACACTATCGGTTGTCGCCCGAACCCTTCAAGGTATCATTCTCTTTGCGAACGCGGAGTTTTTCAATGTTCCGTATGGCAACAGACTCAAGGCCAAGGTCCAAATCGCTTGCTATCTGCGATACATACCACAAGACATCACCTAACTCTAAGCGAATATCAAGTCTATCATTCTGCGTGAACTCACCATTCTTATCCCGTAGAACCTTTTTAATCTTATCGCAAACCTCTCCAGCCTCTGATGCTAGACCAAGGGCAGGATAAATCAGCTTATCCTTGTAGATAGCTGTTTCTCGTGTCTTCTCTTGATACTTATTAAAGTCCATCATCATTTGTCTACCCCCCTAAACCAGAATCTTCGTATTCCTCAAACTGCCAATCAAGCAAATCAAGCCTGTCTTTATGTATTGCCGCTTTATCCAACTCACCCTGCACTGCTTCAAGTATATCTGAATGTTCCCCTATGCCAGCAGGATTACTCAAGTAAACCTCGATATTTGCCATGTGAAGGTTCATGTTTGCTCTGGCATGTTCTTTAAGAACCTTAATCATGTCTAGGGACATTGTCATCTTATTCTCCTATTTACTCGTCACTAGTTGATGTAACTCTATTAATGCGCCAATACTACGGTGTCCGTCTCCACCTCTACGATATTGCTTATCCTTTATGGCTTCCTCAACAAGAAGTCTGAGACGTTCTGTTGGTATAATGATTGTACATATATCCGTAACAAAGGCCCATAACTCAGCCTCAGTTGTTTTGATACCAGAAGGTTTAGCATTGCACTCAAACTCAACATAAACTCTGTTTGTCTTGTGTGCTATAAAATCTCGCTTTACCTCTATTGTATCGCCTTCAAGAAGTCCCCCTAACCACCTTTCAGCTTCCTGACCTCGTTTTAAATCATACCGAAAGTCAGTGCAATAAAGCATTACTTATCCATCTCCTTTATCAGCCATTCGAGATACCTCTCACACTTTTTTAAATCTTGTACCCCGTTCTTGTAGCGGAACCGCCATAAATATTTAATGGAATTACCTTGACAATAAAACGAGAAGCCTTCCGGCCCCAATGCGGCACGGATGGCTTCGATACATTCTATACCTGCCTGATTGTAATGAGACGGATGGTCAACTAACTCATCAGAAGAAGAAGTCTGCATCTTTTCGGCGTTCTGCCTCATTAACTCGTCCTGTTCTCTCAGGTCGTTTAGCTTCGCCTGATACCACCCCACTCTCTGCGGCGGCTCTTCTATTTTTTTCGATGACAAGTTGACGGCACGAATCTTCCCACTGTCCACCGTGGTGGATTGCCTGACCTGTTCCGAGGTAGACCCATGTGTCGTCACAGGCTCTGAACCAATCTCCGCATCCTTCGCACTGGATTTTTTGCGTGTTCGTACTTCTTTTTGAGTTTTTTGCATTACGCTTCCCCCTCACCAACTGCACTCTCTCCCTTATTTCCTCTAATCGCGGTCTCAGCCCCCATCAGAAATAGTATCCATGCCTGTTCATCATCTGGTATATCAAAAGCTGATAGATTTGCTATAGCCATAGAGAACCATTTCACCATGCGGTCCTCATCAAAGTCTATTTCTCCCTGTTCATCTTCCCAGATTAGATTACCTTGTGTCTGCATGAGGGGCTGTCTCTTCTCTAATAGGGAGGAAAAAGGAATTAGCCAAGGACAACCCCCCATCTCCAGCGATGGCCTTTGACCACAACACACATTAACTTATCAATGAATCAGGGGTCAATGAAAATTTTACAAAAAATTTTTGACCACTAGGATTCCTTACCCTTTTCCTGCGTTTTGGGGGGTAACGGTCAGCAAAAGGGGTTGCACTTTGTCAGTTTTTGTGGATTATTGGTGTGTAATAGTATGTATAGCGCATGTGCGTGCGCGTGGGCATAGGGGGGGTGGGCGATGGACACCTTTAAATTATGTCGCGCCAAGGTACACCCCGATTTTCTGACATTGCGTGGCGGCAGAGAAGGTGCGTTGCCGTTCCATAATGCACATTATGCGACATTATCTGCCAATATCCTTATTTATCAAATAGTTGCACCACGTTGTCATCCGCTAGTGCGTCCGCAATGGCCTTTTGCAGTTCTGTTTCCGCCTCTTTTGTCGTGATTTTCTGGGTA